TAATGCGTTGTGCGGTTGTTGATTCATCAAACATTGTTGTGAACATCATCATTGCCGATCCTTCGGTTGACCCTGCGCCAGAGGGCTGCATCCTCGTAGGTCTACCTGATGACTCGCCCGTATCCTTTGGCTGGATCTACAATCCTACTGATGGCTCATTCACAGATCCTAATCCTCCCGCTCCGGTTGAAGGAACAGTATAATGACCGCTCTTCTTAAAACAACTCAGATTCAAGAGCCGTCATCATCGACGGTTAACGTCACGCTTCCTGCTTCTGGCGGCGGTGTTACGATTAACGGCACAACATCTGGCGGCGTTACTGTTGCAGTCCCCGCTACAGCAGGAACAAACACAGTCACTCTTCCTGCCGCCACAGGCACGGCTATAGTATCATCTACTGCTATCAGCACCGCTATTACAGGCACACCATCAGCATCTACATATCTTCGTGGAGATGGAACATGGGCGGCTGTATCAGCATCAGGCCAACTTATCCGCGCACCACAAATCCTCACCTCAGGAACTTCTTATACAACACCATCCAACTGCACATCTATCTATGTTGAAGCTGTAGGCGGCGGCGCTGCTGGAGGCGGCACAACAAACATCGGCAACGGATCTGGTGGAGGATCTGGAGCCTATTGTGCAAAGTATTTTACGGTAACTGGAAGTACTGCATATACTTACGCAATCGGCTCTGGGGGCGCTGCTGGTACAGGATCTACCGGAAACTCTGGCGGCAACACAACTTTTACCGTTGGTGCTACAACAATCACTGCTGGCGGAGGAACTGGCGGTCAAAGGACCGGTACTACGGCTCCTGATTTCCGCCCCGGTGGTGTTGGCGGGACTGCAACAAACGGAGACATAAATGTCCCGGGCGGATCTGGGCAGCAGGGAACATTGGGGTCGTCAAGCGCCGGAAACGGCGCAAATTTTAGCGGCCCCGGCGGCGCTTCATTTTTTGGCGGCTCTGGCGGCAGTGTTGGAGCAGGCAACTCAGCAGGTTTAGCTGGATCTTTTGGTGGCGGCGGAGGCGGTTCAAGCTCTAGCACTGCAACAAGCAACAATGGTGGCGCTGGCGGTAATGGCGTGATTCGTATTTGGGAGTTTACCTAATGCGCTGTGCGGTAGTTGATTCTTCAAACATTGTGGTCAACATCATCGTGGCTGACCCTGCAATTGATCCTGCGCCGGAAGGCTGCATCTTGGTTGGTCTTCCTGATGATAGCCCCGTATCCTTTGGCTGGTTATATGATCCTGCAATTGGTTGGTGATTTATGTTTAATTGTAAGGTAGGTGTAAAATGACTATTGTATTAAACGGCACCACCGGTGGCCAGTTTCCTGCTGTAGATGTAGCAGGGACAGCGACCTCTTATTTAACAATAAATACAAACAATAACGTTACGGTTACCTCCAATGCTGGAACGGTTCCCGTAACATATAAAACAAATACGTTTACAAACTCATCTGCTGCGACGATGACCATTACAATGGCTACATCTGGCGCTGTTTCTGGCCAAACGTCTATTGTGCGCATTTATGATTTTAGTGCGGTTGCTCAAACAATCACTTGGGTTAATACGGAAAATAGCAGTGTTTCAGCGCCAACGACATCAAATGGCTCAACGACCCTGCCATTAACTGTTGGCTTTATGTATAACAGCTCCACGTCTAAATGGCGTTGCATAGCGTTAGCATAAGGAAATTTGCTGATGGCTACTAAAACCGTACTTATAACTTCCGGCACAACTTGGACCGTACCATTTGACCTTGATACGAGTGTCAACGTCACTGTTATTGGTATTGGTGGCGGTGGCGGTGGCGGAAGAACCTCAAATAACGGTAATGGCGCAGGCGGCGGTGGCGGCGGCGGTTGGTCATCCGCTTCTGTTAGCCTTTCTGGTGTTTCATCTGCGTTTATTTCCATAGGTTCATCTGGAACAGGCGCGACTACTGATAATACAAACGGCACGGCTGGCGGTCAAACTTGGTTCAATAAAGCTGCCAATTCTGCTCCTGCATCTTCCACAAATGGCGTTGTTGCAAACGGAGGTTCAGGTTCTAGTGGTGCGAGCCAAAGAACAGGCGGGGCAGGCGGCTCAATAACGGGTGCAATTGGCACAACAACCAATGCGGGCGGGACTGGTGGAAATGCTGATAACACTTCTAGAAGTGGCGGGGGCGGCGGTGGTTCTGCGGGAAGTAGTCTTGGCACAGGAGCAGCAGGCGGTGCTTCAGGTGCTAACGGCGGGTCCGGTGGTGGCGGCGGTGGTGGCACAGGTGGCGCTGGTTCTGCATCGGGCGCTACACAGCCAAGTGCGGGTGGAAATGGCGGCTTGTCATATTCCGGTGCAGCAGGTGGAACAGGTGGAGCGGCGACAGGAGCCGCAGGCAACGCAGGCACAAATGGCGCAGGCGGCGGTGGTGGGGGTGGTATCAACACTTCCAACGGCATAGCTGGCGCAGGCGGCGCTGGTGGAGCAGGTACTGAATACACGATAACCGCAGGCGGAACTGCGGGTTCAGGCGGCGGCGGTGGTGGCGGTGGCGGTAGTGGTAACGCTGGCGGAGCTCCGACAGGTGGCGCTGGTGCATCGGGCGGTAACTACGGTGGCGGCGGTGGTGGCGGCGGCGCTGCATCTGGCGCTAGTTCAGTAATAGGCAACGGCGGCAATGGCGCACAAGGCGCGATTATTGTCACATACACTGTACTGCCAATCTCCGGTAACTTTCTTGCAATAATTTAAGTAAGGCGCATAATTGTGGAACCTCAAACTCTTATAAACGTTCTTGGTGGCGCCCTTCTCACTGGCTTTGGCTGGTTCTTAAATGAATTGTGGAGAGCCGTTAAAGAGCTGCGCTCAGATCTTCATGGGATTGAGTCTGAACTTCCAAAAGAATATGTCATGCGCGTCGATCTTGATAAGCGCATGGAGCATATAGAGACCATGTTCCAACGCATCTACGATAAGTTGGATGCCAAGGTTGATAAGTAACCATCCATAACAAGGGAGAGATGATATGGATAACGATACAGTAACAGTGACGATTACTTTTACGATCAATGAACTCAATCTCATTTTGGCTGCGTTGGGTAAACAGCCATTTGAGACGGTTAATGGCGTGGTTAATAAGATTGTAGCTGACGCCCAAAGCCAGCTTCCGGCAGCTCAGGCCGGAGATAGTGAACAGGAATAAATGGACCCATTTACGATCCTTGCTGGCGCTACGGCTATTTACAATGGTTTGAAATCAGCCGTTAGTGCTGGTGAGGACGTTGTGGATACGGCTCGTCGCGTCAGCGGGTTAATGTCTGAAGTTGCCAAGGTAGTGCAGCTCGTCTCACTGCCACATAAAAAAAAGATGTTTCAGTCCACCGCTGATTTTGAAGCGGAAGCGATGAAACGATACAGTGCCAAGGCCAAAGCAAATCAACTGGCATTGGATGCTAAAAACCTATTTATCTCTATGCACGGCAAAGGCGCATGGGAGACTATCCAAAAACAAGTGGCAGAGATGCGTAAGGAAGCCGCTCGTCAGGCCCGTATTGAAGCGGAAATGGCTGAAGAGGCAAAGAAAGACGCAATCTTTGTAGCCAGCATTGTCGGCGGTCTTATTCTGGCCATGGGTGTAATTGGCGTAATTTTGATGGTGACGCACTGATGGATCACTTTGATTTTTCCAAGATCATTAACATGCTGTTCCCTGTCCTTGTGGCAGCGATCGGCTGGCTTTTGTCTCAGATCAGTACCTTAACCATTGAAAGCAAAATGCCAATCCTGATCACGCCGCAAGGGGTGCCTACGGATAGTCCTATTTCAGCAGACGCCCGGTATAAAATTAGAGATGAATTGACAGGCAAGATTAATGATTTGTCTGTCCGTGTTCGTATCCTTGAGAAAGTCACGGAGGGTAAGTGATGGATATTCTTAAAACTTTTGGACCGTTGATTGGCCAAGTTGCGCCTAGCATTGCAACCGCATTAGGCGGACCAGTAGCAGGTATGGCGGTTAAGGCTTTATCCAATGCCTTCTTTGGTCATGGTGATGCCAGCCAAGACGAAATTCAGGCGGCTCTCGCCAACCCTACAGCGGAGCAGTTGTCCGTCCTCAAAAAAATTGATGCCGATTTCAAAGTCCAAATGAAGGCTTTGGATATTGATTTGGAGCGGATTGCGGCAGATGATCGGGCTTCTGCTCGTGACATGCAGAAAGAAACCAAAGACTGGATTCCACGCGCCTTGGCGGTTGGAGTTACCTTTGGGTTCTTTGGCATCCTGTTTTACATGCTTATTTTTGGCCTTCCGACCACGGGCAATGAGGCAATGCTTTTGATGCTGGGCGCGTTGCAGACGGCTTGGACGAGCATCATTGCCTTTTTCTTTGGGGCTTCATCCAAGGATTCAACTACAGATAAGATGCTCTTTAATTCAAAACCATTGGAGTAGGCCGTGCAAGATAACTTTGAACAATGCCTTGCCCTCGTGCTGAAACATGAGGGCGGTTTTGTAAATCACCCCAAAGATCCGGGCGGCATGACTAATTTGGGTGTAACCAAAAAGGTCTGGGAAGAGTATGTCGGGCATGAGGTCGATGAGGCTGCGATGCGCGTTCTTGGCCCATCCGATGTAGCCCCGCTTTACAAGAAAAACTATTGGGACAAAATCCATGGTGATAAGCTCCCATCTGGGGTAGATTATGCTTGTTTTGACCTAGCCGTAAACTCAGGAGTTGGTCGTGCAGCCAAGATATTACAACAAGCGTTGGGTGTTAGTGCGGACGGCAAGATCGGACCAGCCACTTTGGATGCTGTTGAAAAGGCAAACCCTAGAGATGTGGCGACGGAAATATGCGATCTGAGACTGCAATTTTTGCAATCTCTGCCAACTTTTGCTACTTTCGGAAAAGGGTGGTCGCGGCGCGTTGCCGAGGTCGAGAAGCTCTCTTTTGATATGGTCGGATAGCCATGACAACATCACAAACAGGGATGACCTTCAGCGAGTTGCAGACCGACATCCAGAACTATCTGGAGCGCGGCGCCTCGTCAGCGGTTGACCCTCTTGTTTATCAGCAGATCCCCCGCCTCATCACCTTGGCTGAGCGCCGCATCTCGGCCGATCTCAAGATTGAAGGCTTTATTCAGGCTGTAACTACAGCGTTTCAGACTGGCGTTTCAGTCTATCCCAAGCCAGATCGGTGGAGAAAGACCATTTCCATCAATTTTGGCACTGGGGCTACCAATTCAATTCGGACACAATTGTTCCCCCGCAGCTACGAATATATCCGCAACTACTGGCCCGATGAGTCCCAGACAGATCAGCCCAAATTTTATGCGGACTACAACTATAACAATTGGCTGATTGGCCCGACACCGGATCAGGCATATCCGGCCGAGATTCTTTATTACGAGCTTCCGGCGCTTCTCAGCGATTCAAACCAAACCAACTGGCTTACCGATTACGCTCCTCAATTGATCCTTTATGGCTCACTGCTTGAGGCAACGCCGTTCCTGAAGAACGACGAGCGCATCCCAGTTTGGAAAGACTTCTATCAAGAGTCATTGCAGGCCATTAACGGGGAAGACCTGTCTAGGATTGTTGACCGTACAACTGCAAGAACCGAGGCATAACATGAGCTATAACAGTGTTTTCGGCGGTCTGACGATATATCCCAGCCAGCTGACTTATTTCCAATTTACGCTCGACACGACAGACGTTGTTCTGGAATGGACGCTCGATCGCAACGCGCCTGTATATCCAGCGGCCAATATCATTGATGTCGATTGCACAGTCAGTGGCCTAAAGGTCTATTTGCCAGCTGCAAATCTGGCTTCCACCGGTCAGGCAATCCTGTTCAATAACGTTGGAACGGCAACCTTTACGGTTGTTGAT